CAATACTGTCTTTGGTAAAATATCCACTGCTACTTCCACTTGCTTTTGTAACTTGGTTCCAGCGGAATACTCCGGTGATGTCTGTTTCTGTTGCATTTCTAAACACAATGCCACTTGTTGTATTATTGAAATCTGAATTGCTGTTAAACGTTGTGCTTGTGTAACCTTGTCTTGTGTAGTAAAAGTTTTTAACTTCTGCATTGCCCAGCATTGGTCTAATATACTTTTTATAAATCTGTTCACCATTCAACGAGTTAGGCAAACTAACAAGACTTCTGTTGGTCACATTATTTTCATACACATAACCGTCGTCTGTGTATTGTGTTGCATCATTATAAGTTGCTGTAGGATCATATAAGTCACGGAATCTACTGTGACCACTGTGTACACGGTTAATACTTTTAATCTTGCGAATATTTTCACTTACTGTTACAGGAAAAATACTGTAATCAGCAGCAGTAACCATTCTGTCCTGTGCGGCAAAGAATCTTGGAGCATTGGCTTTGATACTAGCAACACTTTCTCTTGTGCTAGCGTTGGTTACATTATTCTTCAAACTGAGAGTAAAAAGTGCATTGTATGTATTACCATCAGCTCCTTGATAATCAATGTTCATACTTGTACTATTAAATGTATCAGGATTAAGGCTATAAGATTCATTTAGTCCTGTGCGATACCAAACTCTAATGTTACCACGTGGAATATTTCCAAAACTTCCATCGCCAAATACAATACTAACTTGATCACTTTCTCTGCTAGCAACACTGTAAATATCTCTGATAGCATTACTGGTGCTGTTAAATATAGCACTGTTTCCAAACAGCTTATCAACTCTTGTCCAATTTTTTTGTACTTGTCCTACTTCGTCGATTGTTTGTACCCATATGTTTCCATTTGCAATGTTGTCTACATTAATATCAAGTACCATATTTGATAAACCATTTGTGATATTAAAGTCTTTGTATTCCATTGCACCTTGCTTGAATCCTACAAAAAATCCAGTATTTGAACTGCTATTACCGCTGTTGTCATTTTTGTACAACAAATCAACAACACTGTAAGGATCAGGTGTTTTTTCAATCACTGTGTTCTGTGAAGTAGTTTTGCTACTGTAAAAACTAAATGTGGCATTTTTGTTATTGATTCTGTTTTGAAAATTGCGAGTTGCTATATTGTTTACACTGCTGGTTCTGTAAATTTCATTGCTCACACCACCTATTGTAACTTTACTATAAGGAGATCCAAACTGACTACTGCTTTGAAACATGCTGTTCATAATAGTTAAAAAGTTTTTATAACTGTTGGGATCAGTTGTGTCATCAAATTGCACTGATATATTTGCTAAACTGTTACCGTTTGTGTCAAACACAGGCTCGTTTGTTCTCACACTGTCTATCTTTAAAAATCCGTTGGCAACAACATTTCTAGTAGGTGTATATCCTAAGAAGTCAGCAATACGTAAGGCGCTTTCTCTGCGTTCTGCTGTGCTTAGATAATTTTCTCTGCTGGCTAAGTCTGCTCTGTATGCTAAGTTATGACCTAAGAAAGCCATAAGTTCTAACAAACTTACAAATTCACTTGAGTTGATCCAGTCATTGAAGTTTTCCGGATAGTTGTTGTTAATATAATCAACCATAGCGTTACGAATAGTTTCAAAGTCATAAGCCTGAAAATTAGCTTCACTAAAACTTTCGTACACTACGCTGAAATCTTCAGCAGCAAATAAACTGCTCTGTCTTGCGCCTTGTGCCATTATTCTTCACCTACATATGTTAACAACAGTTCTTCTGCTGTTCCTGTATCAATATATTCCATTCTCACACGCACTTCTAGTGTATGCTCGGTGGGCTTGTTCAATAGTGTTTCTATAACTCTCCATCTAGGATCGTTAGTCACTATTCTATTCACATCGTCTAGTGCTTCTGCTTCTGTTGTATAATCCAGCGGTTCAAACACCAACTCAGGTAGTATGCTACCAAATGTTGGATTCATTACACGTTCGCCTCTGCGAGTGTAAAAATGATTCATCAAGTCACGTTTTGCAATATCAACATCTTCCAATGTTTTACTGCCTGTGACTGTGTCTATTGTGCTATATCCGATGTATGTTGCCATACTAATATTTATGGCAAAATTAACTGCTACTTTTTATATTTTGATCTGAGTACGTATAATATCGCCATTTGTCATGTTTTTTGTGATAGTAACAACTAAATCACTCACTGTAAAATCAAATAAATGATCTAATATCTCTCCGTTGAGTCTTACTTCCAGTTTTTCAATTGGATCCATACTAAAATTAGTGTCCATAGTAAATGTGTTAGTTCCGCTGTATGTGAATGTTTGATTCACTAGTGTTTGATTGTAGCGTTTAGCAATATCTCGTTTAATACTTTCAGGAGTAAATGGCAAAAACTTCAGTGTCTCTGCATAGTATGCAAATCTTGCACGTTTGAGTTGTGCGTCAGTCAACAAGTTCTTTTCATTTTGATCTCTCATGTAGTATATGCCGTTGGTGCGCATCCAAGATCTGTTTTTATTGTTTCCGTAGTCTGCAAGCCTCAGTACACTAGCACAACGCATACACTTTTCTTTGTTCATAACACTTCTCGACATCATATTTGCTACTGTATCTGTGTCTTTTCTTAAAATTGCGTTGGTCATGTTGTACTGACCTTCAGTAGCATTACTGTAAAATATATTACCTGTTGTCCAGTTGAACAACACAAGTGCATCATACATTGTTTGGGTCATTTGTACAATGTTTTTGGATAGTAATTGTTTTTTTGCAATTTTTTGATATCTATTAAATTCACTGTCCCAAAGATCATATGCTTGTTGTTCAGTTACACCAACACTAGTTGAACTTTCTCCGTAGCCCGTGCCTACATAACCGTGATATCTACTAAAATTAAGTGCAGTAAGTTTACAATCGTCACTTGCAGTTAGATCTGATAGTAGCAACTGAGTATTGTACAATGATGTATTTTGTACAACAAAATCTTCCCATACAGTTTGAAACTTTCTATCAACTTGTTCGAGTGTCATTAAAAAGGTCTCCCTTTTCTAGGATTAACATTGAGTTCATCTGGTGTGGCGCTTTTAACAGATATATACCCTGAATTGTTTTGTCGCATACCAAGTCTTTGTTCTTCTTCAGTTACAGATCTGTCAAATACCCCAGAGATATTATTATCTGAGATTATAGCAACATTTTCGTCATCTGAATTAGGACTAGTACCCGGGGATGCATATTCTGGATATTTTGCATTACTGTCAAACCCATCGTCTGTTACTCCAGAACCAGATCTACGTCCAACAAGATTGGCAGAATCTGTATTAGTATTATTAATGTTACTGAGATCTATATCAACACCCCTAAGGTCTAGATTAGTACTTGCACAACTTGCAACAGGAGTTTGTTGTTCTGTATGTCCTCCCCAAGGTTCAGCTTCTGGAACTCTGCTGGTAATACTTTGCTTTACTGTTTTGTTAACTGTAATATTGTTGTTAGTGGTCTTTGTTGCTGATGTTGCAGCAGGACCATTCAAATCTATCAATGGAGCAGTTGTTCTACTTGTGCCTTTGGCAACCAGATGATGATTTAAGTCTGTGGTAAATTTAATATCTTTAGCACTGTGTAGATTAAACTCACCTGTTACAGTTTCGAATTTTGTTCCGCATTCGCCTCTGGATTTAATATTCACACACTCAGCATCTAAATTAAAATCGCCGCCTACATGCAAGTTAAAATCTGTTTCAGTGTGCATACTGATATCACCTTGACTGTATATATCAACTTTACCATCACTGCTTAGTTGTACCCAGCTGTTGCCTGCTTGATTAATTACATAAACAATACCAGCAGTATCATTGAACAACATTTGAGCACCGCCTGCACTGCGCAGTCTAACTAAATTACTGTTACCTGCTTGCCTGTCAGGATCAGGACTTAAACTTCTTTCACTTTTGCTTACTGTGCCATCATCAAGTACCAAACTGTGACCGCTAGGAGTGTTAAATCCAAACACATTACTTGGACTTTCTCGTCTAGCACTGCTACTACTGAGTCCCCGAACACTGTCCAGCTGTAGCCCTTGTTTTGCAAGTGCTCCAGCCAATGGATGTCTAGGTCTAGTGTTCTTTTCTTGTCTCTTGCCTACACCTTGATCAAATGTAGGAGCAACTGAATTTTCTTCACCTTGTACAAAACTAGCAGCATTGTCAGGATAACTGCTATTTCTTCCTGTATCTGCTAGAACTCCAAGTATGATGCCTTCTTGATTTTCTGTTGTAAATGCAACTATAACTTCTGTTCCAGGAGCAGGCGGGTGTGTGCTCATACCATAGCTTCTTGTGTGATCTGTGGCTTGATAGCTACCGCCATAAGGCATAGCTCGTCTACATCTAACATAATTTTTTCTATCTTCAGGGTTGCCGGTAGTGCTAGACAGTTGTTGTTGTCCTATAATTTCAACATAACAATAACCCTCATATCTATCATCTACAATTTCGATAACTTTCCCAATATACAATCCTTCAAAATTGCTGAAGCCTGAAACATTACCTTTATTTTTGTAATTGTCAGGAACTCTTTGGGCAAATGTGTTTAATCCACTTCTTCTCATGTTTTTATCCTATAAAAATATCTCGTAACCAAGGCGGTGCATTTCTTGCTCTATATGTGCCATTGTCTAGTTGTCCTCCCCAGTAGCCTGGAGCTCCTTGTCCTACACTATCAGCTATATCAATGTGGAAAGTATCATCTCCCATATATCCGTTGCCTGCTCCAATACCTGTAGCACCGTAACGTTTGGTTTGTGCTATAAAGTTTTGTATGATAGGAACATCTGCTGGATTGTCTAAACTTAGTCTTCTTCCTGTGCTATCTCTGAGTGCTACATCTGCTGCCATTCCATTATTGTGTCTGGAACTTCCTGTAAATCCTGTACTGCTATCTTGTCCGCCGCTGCGAACATCAACATTTACGCCAGCTGCGGCGCCTGCATTGGCTAGTATAGATTTAAGTTCAGGGTCAATAGGTAACTTTCTTGTTGAGGCTACACTTGATTGACTTTCTGTAACTACACCTGTGCCGTCAGCACTAGCCGGCGGAGCTGTTTCATCTCCAGTTGTATCGCCGCCTGCACCAAAGTCAGCTTCTGGAGGTTCTTCTGCATCCGCTTCGGCTGCAAAACGCTCAGCTTGTGTTCTTGTGTCTTGTTCTTCGATAAGTCCTGTAGTAAGAATATTATATGTTAGACCAATATTAGTGTTTGTGTCTCTGAATGCATCCAGTGTCATTGTAAATTGACCATCACTGTAACTAGCATCAACTCTAGTAACACGATACAGTCCAATTATTCCAAAGTTTTGTTCACTGATATCCATTAATCCTGATTGGTGATCAGGATACGTTGGAAAATTTAGATTTAAAAAATAGTTACAGCCGCCGCGGGTATATTGTGCTCCGTCCAGTCTCGATTCAGATCCCTTAGGTCTGCC